AACCAATTAGTATCGTGAAAAAGTGACTCGTGCATAATCCGCACGGCCCACTCTCTTGCCCTAGACATCTTACAACCAATACACCGGCCACATGGAAGCTCGAACACTTCCTTATTCTGCCGGTAACCGTCGTCCCGACGACCAATGCGAGGCTTCCCCTCGCCAACCCGATACGCAGGCAACGGCTTGTAACAACTCACATCCGGTCGCCACCGCGACCACGCTTCGGACGAGCGTTAATCGCCTTCGTACGACCTGCCTGCTTCGAAAACTTCCGAGCACCCGCGACACGCGAAACCGGCCTACGCCGAGCCATAAAACCTCCAGGAAGGGTTGAAGATGAAAAGATGACAGGACTCAAGATACCCGGAAAAATACCCCTGGCAAACTTGATATAGTCAACCAACCTGTCATCTGGCACACAGTAGTCTAGCCATCCTGTGTGCAAGGGGCCGTAAACGGCCCCAGGACATCCGTCCAAGCGTTCGCCATCAGAGGGAGGGGTTCAGCCCTCCCAGCTCACTCCGGATGCGACGCTCATCGGCCTTAGCCGTCCTGAGCAACTTCTCCGCATCCGACACGCGCCTCACGGCGCGATTCAAAGCGTCCTCGAGCAGAGCTCGGGACTCATCCAACTTCGCCTTACTGTCGACCATAACGACCTCCAAATAGGGGGTGGGACTCGAACCATCATCCGTAAACTAACATATCCGCACGCACACGCAAGCCACGCGCACGCGAAAACCTAGCCGGCAACGGCATCACGTCCACCCCAACGTCAACGTCAAAACCAACGGCGAAAAGAAAGCGGCCCCCCAACCACGGGGGCCGCTGTCAAGTAAACCAACCTGCCGCGGTCGCCTCTACGCGCCCTGGTCAGGCGGCGCCACAGGCGCCTTAGGCTCCACCGGAGCCACAACCGCCTGCGCCTCCGGCTCCGGCTTATTAAACTCGTTAAACTCGTCCTCCGACATATCCTGCACCATATTCACCAACATAGCAGGATTATTCTCGAACTTAGCGCGCATCTCGGCTGGCAGCCTCATAAAGCGCGCATTCACCTCAGCAACCGTCTGCACCGCAGACTCAAAATCCGTAATCCCGGTAAAATCGGCGTACACGCCTTCCCGGAAAGACGGCATCAAACCAGTAGCACCGAACCGACGCATGATCGTGTTAATATCCACTTCGTCGGCCAGATGCTGCTGAACCAAACTCTCTTCGCCTGTAACAGTACCGAGAGAGTCCGAAACCCACTTAGCGTCGTAACCACGCAACGACGCATCCAGAGGAATCCCTTTAAACATACCTATGGTCTCCGCTGTTTGAGATTATAAATCGTAGTCGGCTTACGCAGGATCGCACCTGCAGCCGCACCACCAACAGCACCACCGACAACCTTAGACAAACCAGCGCCCAGAATCTGGAGCGCTACCGGAAATTCCGAAAGGAACTCTTCGATATCAGCCTTACGCGAGGCGCCGGACGCCTCGAACCGATCCAACGCTGCTCGCGCCTTAGACGCCTCAGTCGCAGACTGCATGCTAGATATTTCAGCACGCATACGGTCAACCACAAGATCAACAAGGCGCCTACGCTGATCCAACTCCAAAGAAGCAGTTTCATTAGCAATTCTCCGCTGCTCGGAAATCTGACCACCGGAACCAATCGCCTGAGACTCCAAGCGAGTACGACCGGCGGTCTCTAACGTATTAACCGCCTCAGCGCGGGTCTTAACAATATTCGCCCGCGCCTGCTCAATACCCAGACGAGCCATAAGAGCTCGGCTCGCCGCCTCGCCAAAATCCGGAACGTCGCCCTTATCACCACTAGGCGACGAACTACCACCCATCGCGGACAGCGCGGGATTCAACCCCGCTTTCTGCAAATCCTCAACCTGCCGCTGATGTTGGGTGTTTGACATCCGCTCTTGAAAATCCCGATTCTTCTCGGCCTCACGGCCCTGCATCCACGCAGTAAGAGCGGAACCCGCGAGAACCGCGGTAGGAACCAACCACCCCGCATTACGCTCGCCCCACGACGGGTCACGAGGTGCGGGGGCCTCTTGAGCATTCGTTGGAGTCAACTGCATACCTAAATCCTCGGTCCAAGCCCGGGAATCGAGAACATCGGCATACAACGCGTAGCGTTCACCATGAACAACGAGTCGAGCAGGAACTGCTGACCGAAATTGATAGACGACTGCAGCACCCGATTAATCGGGGCATTCTCAACCACGAAAACGTTATTCAACGCGGGCGGCGCAAGGAAATTCTCCGCCAAATGCCACATATCCAGCGGAGTCGACACCGTAGAACGGAAATACCCAGACGTACGCGACGGCTGACTACGGTACTCAGCCCACCGCTCTTGATAACCGAACACATTAAGACCGTTTGCGGGCACACCATCTTCGTAAATCTCCCGACGCAACACCGCCTGCTCACCCAAATGAGCCGTAACAGGGTTGTAATGGTCGAAAGGCGTACGCCGCCACCACTGACGATCCACACCTTGCTGATACGTCAAATCCGACCGCACGTAACCAACACAAAAAACAAAACCGTGCTCACTGAACGAGTGCGAAAAACCGTGGTCATACACCGAAAGCGTACCGATACCGGCTTGCTCCCCGAACTTCGTAGTTGTACCGACTATACCCGAGGGAGCAGTCTGTGCGACTGGGTTCACCGTCACCAACGTGCGACCACCACCAAGATACTCGGGTCGCTGCAACCGAGCATCCGGATTGCGAACACCCCATATTTCCTCCACAAGCTCGGAGTACCGTGAACCACCCCGGGACATCTTTTCCAGATACCGCTGCACCATCATCGACGTCCGGATGTCATTCACCATCACGCGAATATCCGGCCAGTTATTGCCGGTATTCGCAACCTTGGCACGCAACGTGGAATTCGCGTAGTTATCATTATACGTCACCGCGCGATTCCCAGATTCCGTCATATTCTGCGGGGCACCAACCGTACCCGCACCGGCCGTCACACCGATACCAGACACCGGAGCTCCCGCACCCACACGAGGGGGCATCACGTACGAACCACCGGGACGATGCGCACCATCCAACGACGAGATCGTCGTATTGTTAAACGGCTTTTCCGGCCACGGCCGCGCCGACGTGAAGTAATCGTGGCGCTTCGCGACATTCAAATTCGGATACGCAACCGGAAGATCCGGCCCGTCATTCGTGTTCTCGGTAACCTTCGACTGCAAATCCTGATCGCGGTAGAACTCATTCCAAATCCTGTTCAGACCCCGGAACGGCAGGCAATTCACCGAAATCGTACCTGCCGAAATCGGCGGAATACCCATATAGTCCGGAATCTTCCCCGGACCTAAATCCGCCGGAGCAAACACAATCTGAGGCACCGTAAACTCTGTCGTATCCGACGGCGAATCCTGCTCACCCATGAACCGCTTCCAGTTAGCCCAGACGATACGATTGGGCACGAACCAAAACGCCGTCTCGAACCACAGATTATCCATCATCGGAACGATCGGCACCGACAGCCGAGCAAACGCATGCATCTTCACCTGAAACGAATCACCGGGAAGTATCTCCCGGACCCACAACGGGATAAGAAATCCACCGTTGAACGTAGTCTTGTGGTAAAAAGGCCACGTAAACGACGACCTCGGCACATCCTGCCGCGGCACCATCCCGAAACGATTGTTACTAACGCTGGGCATCCGACCGCTAGGCATTGCCGCCTCCGTTCGACGTAGGAGGAATCAGGACCACAGACATGTTACACACCTTCCGAGGCGTCTTCTCTAACACCATCTTGCCATCCTCGGAGAAATCACCGAAGTCGTACAAATCGAAATCCTCGGGGTACCGACCGATGGTCTCATTCGAATTCTCGTAACGTTCTTTCAGAGCTCGACACATCCACCCATCGTTCAGACCCATAATCACACCACCGTACAGACGAGACGTCTTGTCCAGCAACGAATACATCCGCATGGCTACACCGCCTTACGTTGAGAGTAGAAAGCCAACTTCGAAGTTTGATACTCCTCTCGAACAGCGAGCCGTTCATCCGAGCAATCCTCAATACGCTCACGAGCTCGCTCAATCCGAGCACTCCTAATCGCCGCGACCACCTCCGGGGTCGCATTCTCTTGCAACCACTTCCAGTAATACCGAGGAGGCTTCCACTTGAAGCCATCCATAAACGCGAAATCGTTGGGGAACACGTCACCGCTATACTTCGTCAAGAACTGCTTCCCCAGACCCTGCGACACGCGCAAAAACTCTTTCTTCCGAACCAGGACCTCCCCGGTGTTCATATCGACACCGACCTCTTCGTCGTAATACTCTCGCTCTTGCTTCGCGAGCGAGTACCTCGCCGCATACGCGGCCCGACCCGGCGTCAACTCCCGAAGGTCCACATTCCCTTTCTGCCATATATCCTCAGCTAACCGGGAATGGATCGCTTCGTTAACCCACGCCTTCTCATCACCGAACCGGACTCCGAATAGAACAGCGTGATAATGCGGACGCCGCGTCCTTCCTCCATACTCACCGACACAAAAAAAACGGAGGGGCTTTCGCCCCCCCGCCTCGCTCTTACCCGGCGACCGTTCACGCAAACGGCGCATGAAACCCTGGAAGTCGTGATAATTGAGCGAGCCCCCCAAGGGCAAATCCTTATCCCGATACGTGAAGGTCGCAAACCAATTAGTATCGTGAAAAAGTGACTCGTGCATAATCCGCACGGCCCACTCTCTTGCCCTAGACATCTTACAACCAATACACCGGCCACATGGAAGCTCGAACACTTCCTTATTCTGCC